AGCCATTTTCTCCCCGCTTCAGTAAGACCGAGCCTTGCACCCACGGTGGCAAGAAACCTCTCCATACGCTGAGCTCTGGCAGAACCGGACATTTTACCTCCACAAATTCAAAAGGAGAAGAGGGAGTTTCGATATGCGGAACCGTAGGGCTTTCGGAGGAAAGGATGATGGATGGGATACCAGTAGTTTGAACTGGGTTAGGACGAGGACGGGTAGATTGTAAAGACAACGCGCTGGTGGATAAACGACGAGGAAGAACGCTAGAGACAGGCAGTTTCGCAACCAACTAAGAACTAATAACCGGGAGATTACTTTATTACTCCTATTCGAGATAAATCTCGCTAATTCGGAATGGCCAGTGAAAAGAATTAAGTACTAGCAACCGCCTTCTGTTGCAAGAGGGCGTTCACGTTCCAAAAAGCATGAGCTGGGACTGCTAACAAATAAGGCATAAAATATGTAACCACATGCATAAAATTGGCACACATCCTAGCACTCATAGCCAAAGTAAAAGCTTCATCCCCTAAGCCCCAAGCAGTAATTAGTGTGGCAAAGGTTTCAGCATAAACTAAGGTAAACAAGCCCACAGGGAACCTCCCAAAATGCACTTTCTTAAAAGCTTCCTCCCAAACTGGCGCAAAAATGCACTGTGAAAACCACAAATCCCACTTGTGAGCAGGTATGTGGATTTTGGGTGGAGGCCCAAGTTGGAGCAAAAAGTTGTCTACAAACACCTCAATGGCATTAGAAGAGTTAGCCAAAAGTCCAGCAGTTAAACCAGGCAATTCAGCATCAACAGTGAGCAACTTAGTGAGAGGTGGATAGCTCAACACACTAGGTAGAGAAGACAGAGCAGACATACACTGCTCCAAACCACTTTGGTCTTCCGGGGTCCAATCATAGACCTCAGTTAACATGGAATAAGTCTCCTCAGTAGGCTGATGTACTAACTGTGCATAAACACGAATGTTTTCTTCAGTCCGACGTAAGTCTCTAGTGAGCTTCACAGCCTTAACACCACGCGCCTGTAAAAGGTTAAGCTGAGCTTTAACAATAGCATAAGTAGGAGGAATAAACCTACATCCATTTAATTCACCAATTAAGGTTGATAAGTGGACGCCATCAACTTTCTTTGTAGGACACTGTAAATACCAACCCAACTTAGGTATTGCACACCCAGGCTTACGCCCGAGGACAATTCCAGTAGAGGTCGGCCAGAACCTTGAAGAACAGAATTCCATACAATAGCTATTGTCGCGCGGAGTGTAAATAAACTTCAGGCCAAGCATAGCATAGTAATGTGGATCAGGTGGATTTAACGTCCGCATGCAAACATGGTCACTATCATCACCGACAATGAGCAAGTTCATTCTCCGCATCACTTCAACCACACTCAACTTAGGGTTACACAAACAATAGACAAACAGAGTCACAAGTCCGTTCAAAAGAGAATTACCAGACATAGTGTTACCGTCGCCAGAAGTTTTAGACCCAACTAGCCTGAAGATGACCCCATGGGCAGTGCATCCAACAACGATCAGGCGTCCATCCTCATCTTTAGCAATCCATGAAGGTATGCACGAGAAAAGGCCAAACACCCAAAGTATGATAGACAGCACCACAAGAGCCTGGGAGGAGTCAAACCACTTAAAATCACCATCACCATAACGATAAAGGCTATTATTGTGGCCAAATTGCTCCAACCAACCACCAATTTGTTCAGCATTGGACCCTGCTGTATAATAAATACAGAACTCAGAATTCCAGACTTCAGCTAACACCTTACCAATGGCCCAATAGTAGGGCCCTGTTGCAACATTCCATTCGTCACTATTGCCACTAATGGGCCTTGGAACTCCTGGTTTGTATTCAACCACCGACGAATCCAAGCGCTTCTCAGCCTTATTAAAGGATTTACGCACAAAAGTGGAATCATCAGGGATAAAGTATTTGTTGTTTGCTTCATATGCTTTCAAATGCGCCTTTTGACGACCACGAGGAAATCGCCTGTTCCATGCATCAAAGTCGTAAACAACTCGATGACTAGATAAATCAGGGAAAATAACCTTATGGTAAGCCTTCACAAAATGTTCAAAGTAAAGGACATAATCTTCATTGGGTGCAAAAGGAACAACTGCCGCCCTGTTGTGAAAAGCCAAAAGTTCATTGTGTCCAGAAGACGCGTGAACGATCGGAATCGCTTCAGGAATTATAACACCAGCTCCAACCACGGCATTGCGAACAGGATTTTCGAAAATCTCACCGTTCCACGTTACACGTGGCATAAACCTCATGTCAGGCAAGCCTTTCTCATTGACGTAAGGAGTATCCAAAGGTCGCAGAGGAATGTCAGCTTCAGTAGTAGTCAGGTAAGGACGTTGGACCGGTACAAGGCCCTCAACTGGAACAACAAAACCGGTTTTATCCAGATCATTGCCCAGGAAAGCCTCTCGCATTCCCAAGTCTACAAACTCACGCCTAAAACAACCAGCCAACAAGCCACTGGCAATGACTTTCATCACACCAGTGGCCGGCACGACACCAAACAGGGACCCGTAACGATAACGCTGAACAGCGTCAATTTTAGTTTCATCATGGTGGATCCTAGGAGGACGTCGAAAATAATGCCAGACAAGTGGCCCAGTAACAAGACTAACACCAAGCAAATGAGTCAGCCAAGTCAACCTGGAAGGAACACGAAACACCATAGAAGCAGAGAGGATGCCAACACCAACCACCGTCGAAACAGCAGAAGGCACAACTG